CAAGCATTCCAGCGATAACCTCATGGGTCAGCCCCGTTTTTGCGGTATAAGCCGGAATGAGCACAGCTTCAGTTTTATCCAGCAGTTCAGCCAAATCACGCATGTCCGCGGCGTCACCCCTCGCAACTGCATGAGGCTTATGGATCATCATGAAACTATTTGCCGGCATGATGACCGGGTTACCCGCCATGGCGATGACGGAGGCCATTGACGCGGCCACGCCGTCAATGTGGACCGTAATGTCAGCAGGGTGAGATTTGAGTGNGTTGAAGATGGCGATCCCGTCAAAAATGCATCCGCCTGGCGAGTTGATATGAAGGGTGATGTGTTTNATCTCGCCAAGAGCNTGAAGGTCGCTGATAAATTGTTTTGCCGACACTCCCTGAAAACCGATTTCGTCATAGATATAAATTTCTGCCTCAGCTTCGCCTCGTGCAGCCATCCAGAACCAGGANTCAGTCTTCTTCGCCTGTGTCGCCTGACGCTGGCTTATCTGCTTTATTTTCTCGGTCACTGCTGACTCCTTTGTCGTTTGCCGGGTCAGTGTCGAACACCAGCCCCTCTTTTTGGTTTTCATCGACTTCCGCTTTGCGGCGACGTTTAACCTCATCAGGGTTGCGCCCGCACGCCCGTGCCCAGTCGGATTCGGTTGCCGCCCCNCCCCGTATCTGAATTTTCCAGGCTGTCGCCTCTTTCACAGGGTCGATCCAGGGCATACCGGGTCCCGAGTAAATGGCGTCATAAAGTGTGGAAAGCTCGACATCGGCGGGTGGCTTAATTACGCCCGCCGCAAGGGCCTGCTTCAGCCATGCGCGATAAACCGGCCGGGTGACAGCAGCAATAAAACAGTCCTGCAGAATGAGATACCCGTCCGTTGACTCCACCAGCTCCTGCCGCTGCGCGCTGTATGTGCCGTTGTAATTGCGGGCTGTGCTCGAAAAGCTCAGNCGTGTACCGGCAGCCACGGCGCGCAGCTGCCCGTTCCGGAATGATTCAAGGTTGGTGTTGGGCCGGTCTGACTTGATCATGCCAATCTCTTCACCCTGCCGAAGATCGTCATACAGCATGCCCGGCTGAATAGTCAGTTCACGCTCACTGCTGTCATTCAGGCTTTCTGAATAGTCCTGTCCGTCACCTTTTTTGATGTACATCCCCAGAGCAGCGGCGATGCGCGCGGCCACCATTTCGCTTTCTTCATAATCTTTCAGTGCGCTCAGGCGGATCATCACACCGGACAGGATGGTAATGCCCCTCACCTGGTGCAGACGCCGTGCAAATTTAAGATGCAGCATGGCGTCAGAAGGCACCTCTTTGGTATCAGAGAGCAAACCGCTGACAGGAAGATTTTTATAGACCTGATACTTAAGTGGCTTACCCCACTCGTTCAGCCAGACGCCCTGAATGAGCCCGGCGGCAGGATCGGAGTTCATGGTCACGAAATCTGGCTCAAGCGCTTCAAGCCAGAAAGGTACGCCGCCATCTGCACTGAGCCCGGCGCCATGGCCGNTCACCAGCTGAGCAAAAACCTCGCCGTCTCTGAGCCAGGTGCGCAGCATCAGACGTTCCAGTACTGGCCGGGAAAACTCGCCGGTGACATCAGGCCGTAGTGACCATTCAGCCCATTTTTTACGTATGGTTTTCACCAGCTCCGTGGCAACACGGCCGTCTTTCAGCAGCGGATGCGGGTCAACGATGATGCCTTTTGCGCCGATAACGCGCTCTTCCAGCTTATCCAGTATGCCGATCACCAGGTCATGATTCGCATCGAGCGCCCTGGCCTGCTGGCGAAGGGAAACCGCCCCGGCCTGACTGAGCTGGTTGGCTGAGCGTGTTTCGCGTCTGGCTTTATGTGTGCGGGTGGGGAGCGCGGCTTCGTAGGCGCGGATCTGCATGCGGGCACGCAGTCTTGCAGCTTTCCACGATGGCGAAAAAACACCGATTGCATTATCCAGGAATGACATCAGAACCTCGCTAAACGATATCCCGTCTGACCACAGCGTTTTTTAAGGTATCCGGCCAGGCGGCGCTCCCACTCCTGCCGTCCCTTTCGAATGTCTGCCAGATTCTCCATCGTCATGGACTGCCCGTTCAGCATGATGGTTTTGCCGCTCAGTACGGCAACCTCTGCCTCGGTGTAATAGCGGATCATGGCTTCCACCTCGCTCTGGTTCATATCCAGCCTCCGTTTGTAATCCAGGGATTGTTGGTCATGTCGGGAGTCGAGCCTGATGAAGATTTGCGGGTGCGGGCTTTCAGTGGCGGAGACGTACTTGTCAGAGTGTTATCTGTATCACTGCTTTCAAGCCAGGTTTCCCGGCGAGCCCATAAAGGTGCATCAGGCCATTTGATTTTTTCGTAGCCATGCAGAATGACCAGCGCATCGGCATAGACGAGCAGGTCAAACCCTTCATTGGCTCCCCGCCCCGGTTTACGCCACCGGCCTTCTGGCGAGCGTTCTTCATAAGTGAGTTCGTCATAAAACCAGCTCCCGATCCAGGCCGGAAAATGAATGTAATTAGGCCCCGGAGCTTCACGCCACAGCGCATTGTTCACCCGGTCCTTGAGCGCATCCGTCTGGAGCAGATAAAGCGGAACATCCCCTGCGGCATTTGCCCGGCGCGCTGAGCGTCCGGTATTGTCAGGCCATGTCCGGGTGATCAGCTTTTCACGCTTATGGCTGTCGCCCTTGAAAAGATAAACACGCTTTCCTTCCCCCTCCCGACGGCATTTTCGCCAGAAGCGATAGGCGTTGTCGGTCACACCGTCCTCGCCTCCAGAATCCACAGCCATCGCCATAAGCGACATTCGTTTTGACGGATCGCTGGCCAGCGCCCAGGTTTTGTACAGCACGTCCGAGAGAAGCAGATCCCAGTCCTCAGGGTAACTGCCGGGATCGAGAGGACGGCTTTCGCCAAGGTCATCGCTGCGTAACGAATGACGGATGTTGTAACGATCAACGACCCATCGCTCTCCCATCGAACCGTATCCGGTTATCTGCACCACGAAACGACGATGTCGGCCGCCCTGCACATCAACGGTCGCAACAAGAAACCTCACCCCGTCTGCAACTGTTCGCTCGGGAATATCCTCTGCCCGGCTCTCCAGATGTTCTCCCTTGCGTTGTTCTAGGGCGGTCTGGGGAAAATAAGGCCTGCCGAAATCCGTATTGAAGACGGCTTTAAGGGTTTCTTCACTGCCTGTTGCCTGATACTCCTGTTCGGCAGTGAGATATTTATAAATTAGCTGAGTCCATGTCTGATATGCCGCCGCCGGCCCCTCCATCCAGAAAGAGGCAATCCGAGACTGGCGGGCCTTCCCGCTGAGTTGCCCCTCACAATTAATGCTCTGCCCGTCACGCAGCCAGACGCCGCGGCTATTCAGGACACGCTTCATATCGGGTTCAATCAGTTCAGAGCAGGCCGGACACTGCAGACGTGCAGCCTCACTGGCCAGTACCGGATCGGTATAGCCGCGATAGCCTGTCATATTGGCTATTTCCGGCTGAAAATATTCTCCACAATGCGGGCACGGCCAGTACCACCGTCGGCGATCGCCCCGGTTATATAACGAGAGGATCCCTGTTGCTGGCGGTGCTTCATGTGGCGTCGAAGCCTTCCATTTTGTATCGCAAATATCCCGGCCCGGGGAGCTCTCCACCAGCGTCATGCCGGCTGACATAAAGGTAGTGGTGCGTTTGGACGCCAGGGAAAAACCATCCCCCTCCCCGTCTATATCGTCGGGCCAGCGGTCATAGTCAGTGAGTGCAACATATCGATAATCGGATGAGGACATGATATTGACGGACGGCCAGCCAATTTTGAGGTAGTTGCCAGCGCGAAAAGTCCGGTCATGCACATTATTATCGCTGGCGCGTGGGCTGAGACGGCTNTGAAGCTCAGGNCTGCAGCGAAAAGTGCGTTCAAGGCGTTTCTTTGAATGTTCGCGCGCCTTTTCTTCCGTCATCTGTATCAGCAGAAAATCTGCCGGATCGCAGACCACAGAATAGGTTATCCAGCCATCAATCAGACCCAGCGTTTTACCCGTCCGCGCGGGACCGACAAAAACCACCGCGTCATAATTGCGCGACGTCAGGCAGTTCATNGGTTCAACAATATAGGGTGTCAGCGTCGCATCCCAGGGGAGTGAACTGCCGCCACCCAAAGGCACGCGCATGTAGCGTTTNACCGCATCAGCTACTGGCATTCNNTGNGGAGCCTTAAAGAGTTCGGATATGTCTTGACGTATCTCAGCAGCTGAGGCGTATGTCATGACTCACGCTCCTCGACGATATCTGCACTACGGATCTCTGCAGCCAGCGCTTCTCGAATTTCATCAACAATGCTTTGTGCTTCTGAAATCTGATGGGGAGACCACCCACGATCGCGCTCCAGCCTGTCAGGCCATGTATCCAGTACCTGTAAAACAGATTTCGCCATCATGGCCATCTCGCGATGTACTTCATTAGCAGGAACGAGCTGGCTGAGCGCAGCTTCAAGCTTTACGCGCTCATTCTCAGACTGAAACCAGTCCTTACGGGATTTAGGATCCATACGGGAGGGATCATGAAGTGTTTCAGGTGTGGCTGCTTCGTCAGGGGCAAAGAGAACAGGACCGATGTCCTTGAGGGCATAGACCGGATTTCCACGAATGTTTCCGGCGGATGCAACCTGAGCGTTCATGATTTTCTTTCTGACCGTCTTACGATCTATGCCGAAAGCTTCAGCAATTTTCGCAATACTCCAGTTATAGGCATCCCCGATTCTGCTGATGTCTGACATTCCTCACCTCAACACACCAGCTCATTTACGGATTTCCTTTTTAATATCATGTAATTAACCGCTACCCACCTGTCCCTGCTTTTGGCGAAATGGACACCTAAAAAGCCGATTTAACTTATAAATTCAATTAGTTACGACACGTGGTGTTGTCCCTATGAAAATCGCAAAACTAGCCGTTTTCTGCGGGGCCGCCGCCTCGTGGACAGGGTATCCCTCCGGGAGGACCCGCAGGTTCAGAGCGTGCCGGGGCGATCTTTTTTTACTGACCTGGCTTTTAACCGCCCAGGTCTTCGCCACGCTCAGACATTCGTCGAACACCTTATTCTTTCCACCGCCCG